AATTAGATTTTTTAAAAAACACGCCTATAGTCTTCGGAGATCCTAAATTAAAAAGATTAACAAATCACCGAATGAACAAAACAAAATCAAATGTGTTATATGATGATGGATCTCGAGAATTTTTTTCTTTAAACATACAATCGGACCTAGAAAAAACTAAATCAAATAATTTTTTCGGATGGGAATGTTCGATAGGATTAGAAAGTTTATTTGTTTTTTATGATGGAAGAGTGCAACGTGCAAATTGTGAAGTCGGCGGCCATCTAGGAAATATAGTCACAGGATTTGATTGGCCTACAGAAAAGATTATTTGTAATAAAAACATTTGTCATTGCGCAGCCGATGTAATCATCACGAAGGAAAGCAGAAATGTTTGACATTATTTTTATATCATATAATGAAATTAATGCCGAACGTAATTTTCAAAAATTAAAAAACAGATTTCCTTTAGCTAAACGAGTCAAAGGTATTGTAGGGATACATCAAGCACACATCGCTGCTGCAAAAAAATCTATGACTGATATGTTTTGGGTGGTAGATGCTGATGCAGTAATTGTTGATCATTTTGATTTCACTTTTAATCCTGCATACCGTGATCTCGATAAAGAATGTGTTTACGTCTATCGTAGCCAAAATCCTGTCAATGATCTTGTTTATGGATATGGTGGTGTTAAATTATTACCAAAAAAAAGAACTTTAGAATTAGACACTAATAAACCTGACATGACTACTAGTATAGGAAAAGAAGTTATATCTCTTCCGGAAATATCTAACATTACTGCATTTAATACAGACGAATTTTCTTCATGGAGATCTGCATTCAGAGAATGTTCTAAATTAGCATCAGGAACCATCAGTTACAGAAATAAAGAAATAGATGAGTATCGTTTAGATCGTTGGTGTTCTGATTACGGCAAAGACCGACCATATGGCGAGTGGGCGATACAAGGAGCTCGGGCAGGAAGAGAATACGGTCTTCAAAATAAAAATAACACAGAAGCTCTAAAAAAAATAAATGATTTCGATTGGTTAAAAGATGAATTTTCAAGAAATTCCATTTAAAGATATTGTTAAGTTCGGCCAGATCAATATGCTGGATCGACCTTTATTTTCCGTAAGTTGGATCCTAGGAAGATTTTGCAATTACAAATGCAGTTATTGCTGGCCACATGCACGTTCGGATAAAAATGACTTTTATGAGATAGAAGTATATAAAAAAACAATAGATGAGATTAAACGCCAAGCTAGAGAGAATGGGTTTGATGAATTCCATTGGAGTTTTAGTGGGGGTGAACCCACTGCTTATAAAAATCTTCTAGATCTAGTAAAACACCTCGATGATCAAACTACGCCTTATCAAAGCATACACATGACTACTAATCTTAGTCCTGGAAGTAAATGGTGGAGAAATTGGTGTGAATCTACAGAATTATTACAACGACGAAGTATCACGGCCAGCTTCCATTCGGAATTTGCTAAAGAGCAAGAGTTTGGAGATAAGTGTCTCCAATTAATCAACAGTGGTGTTTTAGTTACTATAAATCAAGTTATGGTTCCTGAAACATTCTGGGAACATTATGAAAGGATGCAACGATTTTCTAAAAGAGGAATTGGGGTAACATTAAAACCTCAGAGTGACCCTACAGCATCATTCGTTGTAAGATCTTATACTGATGAGATGCTAAAAATAATGCAGACAGAATTTCCGCAAACAAACGATGGCAAAACAGAACATCAAATTCGATTGCACGATTCTAATAACAACGAACATCTTTTTGATCAGGCTGAAAGATTTAATTCCTTTGGTTTTAATAAATTTAGGGGTTGGTACTGTAACGCAGGATTCCAGAGCCTAGTAATACATTCTAACGAAGTGAAACGATCGCATGGCTGCAGCGATTTTGTTTTAGGTACTTTAGATGAAGGATTCTCTCTTAACAAAAATATAAAAAGATGTGTAACTGCATCCTGTGTTAGTTCAGCTGATAGCAAGATACCAAAATGCAAATCGATTTAGAACACTTACATCATTGGATGTGTGCTATCCGTGAAAGCGACGATCCTTTAAGAACATTAGATGCTTTCTGGAAAGGTCAGATTGACAGTAAGCTATGGTTGATAGAAAATTTAAAACAGTTTGTAGATTCGCCAGTTAAAATCGATATACATGGTGGTTGGGTGGGAGTGTTATCGAGTTTGATTTTTCAAAGTGACTTACCGGTTTTGCATATAACTTCTCTTGATATAGATTCGTCCTGCGAAAAAATCTCGAAAAATATGAATAAGCTTGAAGAGATATCAGGTAGATTTTCCTCGATTACTGCAGATATGTGTTTTGTAAACACTGATGCAGATATAGTTATTAATACTAGTAGCGAGCACCTTACTCAAGAGCAATACGATCGATGGTTAGAAAATGTTTCTAGCCAAAGTTTAATAGTAGTGCAAAGTAATAATTATAACATATCAGAACATGTTCGTATAGCTAATTCTTTAGAAGAATTTCAGACACAGTCTCGTTTAAATATTTTATGGAAAGGTGAAAAAACTTTTCCTTTGTATACTAGGTATATGATTATAGGTAAAAAGAATGTATTCATATAGTGAAATTAAACATATTCATTTAGAAGTGACCAGTCGATGCCAAGCAAGTTGTCCTATGTGTGTAAGAAATATACAAGGGGGTATTGATAATCCATGGTTAGAAATTAATGAAATTTCTATTGAAAATTTTAAAAATTGGTTTTCCAAAGATTTTATTAAGAATTTAGACGGACTCAATATGTGCGGTAATACGGGAGATCCAATCATAGCTAAAGATACACTTGAGATTTATCAATATTTAAGACAGGAAAACCCTAGAATATTTTTAGGGATGAACACTAATGGCAGTGCTCGTAGTAAAGAGTGGTGGGAAAAACTAGCACTTTTAAATGTTCGCGTTATTTTTGGTATCGATGGGTTAGAAGATACACACCACTTATATAGAATTGGCACTGATTGGAAAAAAATCATTGATAATGCCCGAGCTTTTATTAATGCCGGCGGCAACGCTGAATGGCATATGTTAATTTTTGAGCATAATAAACATCAAGTTAACGATTGCGAAGCTCTAGCTACGTCGTTAGGATTCTCTAAATTTCAACCAAAAAACACTGCTAGATTTAAAACGGATTTTTTTCCGGTGCTTACTAAAGACGGTAAAACTAGTCATATATTGTACCCATCTGAACGTAGTAAAAGTATAACAAAAAAAGTAGTAAATTTAGATCTAAAAGAAACACCAAGTATTAATTGTAAAGTCAAAGATAAGAAAGATTTATATGTAAATGCTCACGGTGAGGTAAATCCCTGTTGTTGGCTGGACTATAAAAGTAGTCCGCCTATGGGATTCGCGTTAGTCGACTATAAGGACAAAGGCTTTGTTGTTCCTAATTTAAATTTTTCTACTTTAGAAGAAATTTTTGCCAGCAATTATTTTAATCAAATTGAAGATACATGGGACAGTGATCCTCTCAAAACATGTGCTAAAGAATGTGGCAAAGTTGACAAATCAGGTGAACAGTTTACAAATAATTCGATCTGATCAAAATAAGACTAAAATAAATGTCTAACACTTTTTGTCCTTTGCCATGGATCCATATAGCGACGAGACCTAACGGCGATGTCCGTGTTTGCAATACTGCGAATGCCAGCGGTGCCGGTTTAGATGACGATAAAGGTATAGGATTAATTAAACAAGACGGGATAGCTATGAATCTTCGAGAACATACGATCGAAGAAGTATTTAATAGTTACCATATGAGAAAAACTCGGTTAGAAATGTTGAATGGAATAATACCGGATAGTTGTAAAAAATGTTTTGTTGAAGAATCTAAAGGTATTAAAAGCAAAAGATATTGGGAAACAGAAGTATGGTCTAAGGAATTAGATCTAGATAAAATAGTTTCAGAGACCGGTGATGACGGATCTGTTCCAGTTTATATTCCCTATTTCGATTTACGCCCGGGTAACATGTGCAATTTAAAATGTGTGATGTGTAGCCCGCATGATAGTTCTAGTTGGATCAAAGATTGGAAATTGCAGTACCCAAAATATGTTGATATGAAATTAAAAATAGATCAAGAATGGAATCCTAAATTTGATTACACTTGGTACAAAAAAGGTAGTTTTCTTGAATCGATGAAAAACCAAGCCGGTAATATAAGAGAACTATATTTTGCCGGAGGCGAGCCTTTAATGATTCCTGAGCACTTTTCTATACTACGATTCATGATTGAGACAGGGCATGCAAAAAATTGTAGGGTAAGATACAACACCAACGGTACAGTGATTAACGCAGAATTAATCGAAGCATGGTCACATTTTAAAGAAGTTAGAGTAAATTTTAGTATAGACGCAGTCGGAGATAAAAATGAGTTTATCAGATATCCTAGTAAATGGAAAGATATCGAAAATAATCTTAAGGTGTTTGATGAAGAAACTACCAGTAATGTTGTAGTTAATATAGCCTGTGCTATACAAGCTTTAAATGTTCTTTATCTTGACGAACTAGTAGATTGGAAATTAGAATCTAAATTTAAAAAAGTAAATTTAGAACCGTACGGCGCAGGACTTATCGGCCTTCATTTAGTTTATTTTCCAAGCTATTTAAATATCAAAGTGCTACCTAAAGAAATAAAAGATATTGCATCTTTGCGTATAGACAAATTTATAGAAAAAATGAAAGCGAATACACACTTTAATAATAGTGCATATGGGAAACAACGTTGGGAAGGTATAATAAATTTTATGAATTCTGAGGATTGGAGCCATAAACTACCATCTTTGAAAAATTATTTGCAAGTAACCTGCGAAACTAGAGGTCTAAATTTTGTTGATTTTTTTCCAGAACTGAGGAAATTATATGATTGATCAAACTGTTATCGAAAGAGCCATATTATGGAACAGCTTGACTCAGTTAGGAAATCAAGTAAAAACAAAATGGTTTATCAACCCTTTCGAAGTCGAAAAGCAACTAGAACAATTTAAAGAAAATTGGTGTCCTTATAATGTTAAAAAAGACACGAAAAATAATCGATGGGGTTTACCTGTAACCAGCCATACCGGTGATGTTATGGATAATTATCATCTTAATAGTTTCGGATATATGCAAAAATATCATGACGTTGAGATGAAGGAAGAAAACTTTACTACCCCAACAGATGTTTACCGAGCCATCCCTGATATCGCTAAACTGGTAGATATTTTTGCTCCTGATATAGGTCGTGTTCATTTGCTTAGGATAGATCAAGGTGGTTTCTTTCCTCCTCACCGAGATTATCAAGGAATTGCTCCCGAATATCTCAGGCTGCTTTGCGTATTTGGACGTTGCAGTCCAGAAAATTATGTACAACTAATCGACGGAAAACCGTTATACCCAGAAGCAGGATGGGTTTATCTTACTAATTTTCAGCTCGATCATAGTGTGTTTAGCTTCAGCGATAATTTGTATTCTTTAATTTTAACGGTAAAGTTAAATGAAAGAACACATCATTTAATAATGAAAAATCTAATGAACACATGAAAATCGAATATGAGGACCTATCAAAGAATGATTGGTTTTTAATTACCTGGGATTTATCTAATAAATGCAATTACAGATGCAGTTATTGCCCTAGTGAAATACATGATGGCAGTTCTGGTTGGCCATCGATAGATGATGTTAGATTTTTCGTAAAAACCATATCAGAAAAGCTTCCTGGCAAAAAAATATGCTTTAGGATAAGCGGCGGAGAACCGACCTATTGGAAATATTTCATAGACTTTGCAGAGTCTGTAAAAAAAGAAAATCATTATTTCAGTTTCATAACTAATGGAAGTAGAGGTTTTGATTATTTTAAAAAAATTTCCGATTTTACTGATGGTGTTATTATTAGCTATCACCCTGAATATTCAGATAAAGATCATTTTGTAGAAATTAGCAAAGCTTTAACTTGTCCTGTAGCAGTAAATCTTATGATGGTTCCTGATCAATTTTCTTTTTTAGTTGATGTAGCAAAATATCTCTATGATAACAGCAACATGGCTATATGGCCAAAATTGCTATTAGATAAAACAACAGATAAATTTATTACGAATACTGTTATCGACTATACTAAAGAACAGAAAGAATTTTTAAAAAAATGGCCCTATTTTAGAAATTTAGATGATTCTAAAATACACAGAGGTAATATTTTATACAATGGAAAAGAGATAACAGCCAATGACATCTTCCTCAACGGCTTAAATCGATATAAAGGATGGAAATGCTGGGCAGGTATCGATATGATTAATATTGACTTTTGGGGGAATATATATAGAGCTAACTGCGAACAAGGAGGTTCATTGGGAAAGATAACTGATTTTCAGTTACCAACTGAAACAATAATCTGCGATAAATCTCTATGCTCTTGTTTAAGTGATATCTATTTGCGTAAAGAATTCTCTAAGCCCGAGTCTATTTGAAACGCCATCTCGACTAAACTCTGACCATCGATCGTCACCTAGTGCAAGGTGTACACATTTTGTTGGTGTTATTTTATATTTCTCACAGATATCAAATTGTTGCTGTTTATAAGCGATAGGTAACGTATCGGGACTAAAGTTTTTCATTAAATATAATCCTATGGCGGTGTTTAGATGTATGCCATGGTGCCATTCTGTTTGTATGTTCATAACACAATCGCTGTCTGTTCTTTTTGTAAAAATTATTCCTGATCTAAAGTTTCCACAATTAAGGCCTTTTGTTAAACTAAACGCCACAGTGTCTATACAAGGTTCATTAAAATTTATAGATATATCGGAGCATGTACCAAAAAACGCACAATCTACAAAAACTGGTATCTGCAATTGATTGCAGATAGCAATAGTTTCGCACCACTTAGGATGTAAGTCGCCAGTGGCACTGAATGGTGAACTTATTATTACAGCGTCATTTTTTTCTAGTAAAAAATCTTCGATATATTTTATATTATCTCCATATGTCGATCTAACATAAGGATACTCACCTTTAAATATTTTTAATTGTTTTTTTGATTTATAACAATAAGAAATAAAATCATCGATTCCTTGAGTTACTCCGAGGCTCACGTATCTATTAAAATTATCTAAACCACGAAAATTGTTCAGACTACTCGATTCTATCCATGTTTTATAATAAGATAAAAATTCGTCTTGGACGTCGATTGGTTTTTTAAGATGAAAAATTTCGTCAATAAGGTTACTGTTTATCAATGATAGTCTAAAAGGATGATGTACTATAGAATTAGCGGATTTTATAAAATTCATATTTTTATTTTAGATACGATTTCTAGATTTTCGTCAAACATACAAATTTCATGATTTCTAGTTGTTATGTTATATAGTATAACACATAATTTTTCTTGGTAGCAAATAGGTCTACCCATTAGATAGTCATTGTAATATTTTTTTTCTATTATGACACCGTTAATATCTATTTTTAAAATAGGGCAACTTGGTGTGCCACTAGGAAAAAAATACGCATGGTCTTTAAAAGAAATACCAGATCTATATCTATATTTTCCACCGTGAAAAATTCCTATATCAAAATGGAATGATTTTTTTGTATCAGTGTCAAATACTATGCCTAAATTACTATCTAATTCGTCTTGCCCGCCGTACGGCAAACCTATGATTTTGTTTTTTAATAATACAAATGAGTTATATTTTTTTGAAAAATCTCTTCCTTCGATATCGTAGTAATTTAAAGAATGTGTTTCGGTGTTAAATTCTACAATAGAATTAAGACCTTTAGTTTCACCGTACGGTAAGCTATAAAGTGTTTTGTCTTTTTTCACGATATCTGTGTATTTTCTAGTTACATTTTGATCGATATCTTTGAGCTCAAAGCTTTGATATTCTTGACCATCGAAACTCATTAAAAAATTATAAGGGGTATCTCCCCTAGGCATGCTCCAATATCGACCATTACAATAGACAGTACCCATGTGTAATTTTATTCCTTTAGTCGGCAAAGGGTAAGCTGTAACAACACTATCTTTTATGTAAATACCATGATTAGTGCCTTCGTAACCTAGCGGAAAACTGAAAGCAGTGACACCGTCGGTATCAACGCTGTAAAATTGGCCTTTACCGTTGAACGGAAGGTGATGATATTTCGATTTACCATCTGTTATCTCTACGACGATGTTTGATTCATCATAGATATTATAGGGAAGCATCCAAATGCTTTCGTTGACATTAATGCAGGCACTTGTTTTGCTAGTTGCAGGAGGTAAGTTTAAATTTAAATGATAACCTTTAGAATGATAAAATATAGAATATTCTTTGCAAAGGTCAGTGGCAAATGGGGGAGAAATTAAGTTTCCTTTATTTGTTAAAAGCAAAAGGTGCTTAATTTCGGCTTCTCTATACCAATCTTGAAATTCTTTATAGCTCATTTAGGTCCATAGTCTTGATTACTTTTTCTGTTTTAGTGTCAAATATTAACAATGTATGAAATGTTTCACTTTCTCCGTATGGAAAAGCATAAATGATATCGTTTATTATTACACAACAATTATATTTTTCGATAGTTGTATTATCGACAAAATATTTACTTATATCAACGGTGTAATGACTGCCATCTTTAGTATCGACTACTAAAATTTCTGCAAGATCTCCGTACTGTTTCCAAGTTTCTGTGGGCATGCAAGCACACCCGCCCCTCGGCATGTAATATATTTTACCTTGAGAATTTTCGACACCTGCAAAATACTTTTTACTTTCTTTTTTTATACCTAGATCCTTAGTATACCATTGATCTGTACTAGGATCGATGATTAACATTTCGCTCCAATCCTCTTCATGTCCTGCAGGAGGAAAATAAATTTTTCCGTTGGATGCGGTAATGTTAGTAAAGTACTTCCTACTATCTTTGGTCAATCCGGTATGTTCAGCAGTCCATACGCCGTCAAATTTTAACATAACATCAAAGTTAGCATTTTCGCTGTAGGGCAGCGCATATAATTTATTATTGGCTTTAGCAAGTGTAGTATATTTTTTGTTTGACAACTCTTGTTGGTCTACGTCTTTCCAGTAAACAGAAAAATCATTTAGCTTATATGTAAGAGTATCACAGTTAAACTCTATGCCATACGGAAAATAATAGTCTTTCCAACGTTCACCTCTAGGAACAGCATAGATAGTATTTCCCAGCATCTGTGATGTGTGCCATTTTTTACAATCGTTGGTATCTATATCTATTCTAACAAACTGAATTGATTTACTTTGTATATCAAAGATTATTACATAGTCAAATGGTGTTGTTTCTCCATAAGGTAACGAATAAATTTTATTTTCATAGAGATGAAACGAAATATATCTACCTTTGATGTTTTTAGCATCATCTGGCCAATTGACGAATATGTGTTCTATACTGTCTGTAGTAGTATCAACACATAAAATATAATCCTCGTTAAATGGTAAAAAGTATACTACTCCTTGATGCTCAACACCATATGTCCAACGTTCTGTTTTACCTGATTCTACTAAGGGTAGTTTGCTTACGTGATAGTTTTTAGGGTCAATCTTTAACATATACCCAATACATTCTGTTAGACCGTAAGGTGGTACGTATATCATACCATTTGACGCAACAGTTGCATAGCTGAATGCCTGCGGGGTCATTTAATTACCTCTGTAAATTTATCACCAAACGCACTTCTTAAATCGCTGTGTAATTTTTCTAATGCTTCTTCCTGAGTATGCACAGACACATTGTCCCAGTCGCACATTTGCATTTGATCCCCGTCAACAATAATATTACTCAATACCCAATCTCCGTGTACATAAGGAAGTGTGCTTTGTATATTTTCTAAACAAAAGTTGTATATGCGTTTTATAAATTCGTCAGTGTGGGGAAAAGTATTAGCGGGCGTTCCTGGCAGAGCAATAGTATCAATCCAAACACCTAATTCATTTTCACCACGATTAACTAGATATCCGGGAACAATACTAGACAACAAATCTGCATGCGATTCTACCCATGCAAAAGATTTATCAAACCAATACTTCCTATATAATCCGTTTACTAGCCGATAAACTGCACGATTTTTATCTCTGGTCGCTTTAATTAATTCCATAGGCTTCTGCTACTTCCGGTAAGTAATTTTTTATTTTAACATTTCTAAAAGAGTCTAATCTTTTAATGTAATCGATAAAAGTTTGTTGTTGGATAGGATCAGCGTCTTCGTCCCTCCATGCACCTATCTTATTAAATTTTTCTTTTAGAGAATCTGGTGCATTTTTAACGTGTAGCCAGCTAGGATTTAGCAACATGTTTTCGTAGATTTTAAATCCTTGACGATCGCTCCACTCAATTATTTCTTCGTAATATGCACCGTTAAGAACACTAATACAAGGATTAATGTCGACCTTACAGAATTCTGCGTATGTCTTTACATTACGTTCGATATCTTCCCACTTGCTGCCAAATCTAATATATTCATTTTTTTTGCCGATTCCGTCGATTGAACAGCTCATAACGACTGTATTAAACTTTTTTAATAATTTAAGAATTTTAGGATTCATGATAGTTGCATTTGTATTAAATCTTAGAGTGACAGTTCTGTCTAGTCTTTCTAAAAATTGATCCAAATATTTTACTATCATCGGTTCCCCGCCTGAAAAATATACTTCTTTAATCGGGAATTCTGAAAATAACGAAAATACATGGTCATTATACCAGTTTAAAACAGAATCATGGTCTGAGTTATATATGGGGTAAATACCTTTTTTTTTCATAAATTGTACTTCTTCGGCGATACTGCTACTCGACCTGGGATTACAAGAAATACATTTTAGATTACAACTATTCCCTAATCTTAGATCGAGATGAGTGACGCCAGGTCCGTAAAATTGTTGCTCGATCCTTTTGCTTACAATGCCTGCCTCCTCTTCTAATCTACATCTTTTACAAGATTCAGGCCATTGATTGTTTTTAAACTGTTCCTTGGCCTTGGTGATAGTTTCACTTTGTAACCATTGTTGCGGAGTATGAGTTTGTACAGTTTCTTTATTGTTTGATTCTAAACTGATACAACACATCCTATATTGTCCGTTAGTTCCAACATAGATTTGATTTTCCAAAAGTTTACATTCCATTTTGTATTTAATATAAGTATAGAGGTACAACATTGACTTTTGAAGACCAAAATGACAGAAGAACATAAAAAACAACTTGAAGAATTTTGGAAAAATAATTCGAAAATATACACCTACAAGTATCCAGATTTTTTTGATCCTAAGTGGACAGTAACCGAATCGTTGTGGCCGTGGTTTAAATTAAGCAGGTTAGACGATCAACCTTATAAAGAAATGTATGCCGAGGCCGAAAAGTTAATTAACGAGTTTAAACCTCATAGAGAAGACTATGGACATGGATGGAGAAGTTTGACTCTACACGGGTTAAATGATGATACACAAAGCTTAAATCAGTACGGCGATAATAGAAGAGAGATACTAGAACAACTTGACTGGACATGGGTAGCAGATCGTTGTCCGGTTACAAAAAGATTTTTAACAGATGTATGGCCCGCTGAATTTTTAAATAGAGTTAGGTTCATGTTGTTAGAACCCGGTGGATATATATTACCTCATCAAGACAGAGCCGCTGACCAAAAAAGATTGAGTGTATGTAATATTAGTCTTAACAACCCAGAAGGTTGTGAGTTCGTAATGAAAGATTTTGGTACGGTTCCGTTTGAAGATAAAGGAAGTGCATTTTTAATGGATATTAGTAATATTCATGCAGTATGGAATAGAAGTAACACACCTAGAATACACATGATTATCCATTACGAAATGGGCCATAGAATACGAGATTTCTTCTATGTATTAAGAAGTAGCTATTATACTAACAGAGGTTCTGTGTGAGAGATTGGAATAGTATTACCCATGATAGATACATTAATAATAACAAACTATCAGTTTCAGTAGGGCATGGTATACTCGATATTTCGAGAGATATTGACAGCGAGTTAGTTAGAAAACGCTCTTTCGATATGACATTCTGGATGATAAATCAAAGTCTTAAAACTGGCTGTGGGTCTTATCGCGGTTATTTTGACCGAGTTGAAGATATCTTAGAAGAAAGTTTACAAGCGGGCGACGAGATATGTATAATTCAATGCCAAGGTATGATGAGCTTACGATTATATCATATTATCGACTCGAGTATAAATTACTTTAGAGATCATCCAGACAGATTTGTCATAGGTCATATCATGGCTAGGGAAGGGAGGTATCCTGGGTTACACAGACAACTGCTAATAGTCAATCTTAAAATATGGGAACAGCTAGGCAAACCACCTTACTTAGAGCAAGGATTTTTCTGGGATAGAAAAAGATCTTATAAAAATTACAAAGTTAGCGACACCAAAGTCAATGCCGAATATACTCCTATCTGGATAGAACCAGCCGATGGTGAATCTAATTTTTCCTACACAGAAGATGGTGCTAATTGGGTAGATATTTCTCTGCGTAATAATTTGCCCATTGATAATCTCAGCCTCGAAATGCGTGAATGTAAAGTGTTTGTTTATCCTTATGAAGATACACAGCAACTTGAAAAAGTTTGGAATAACCTTCAACAAGAAGAGGAAGTTGATAAACTAATAAATTACGAAGCCAGAGCCTGGATTAGAAAGTTAGCCTATCAAGAATACATTGAAAAGAATCGTGTATATGCTTTTAACACAGAGCGTCTCAGTGCAGAAGGTGTAAGATCACCCGGACCTATTGATGCTCTGTTCAGTGCTGCTGCTGGATTTAAACCTCTAGCACTATTAAGAAATAATCAGTTTCATGATAAAACTGTGATTCATTACTTTGACTGGTGTGAGTCAAGTTTAAATTTTAAAAAGCATCTTTTAGAATCTTGGAATGGGATTGACTTTCATAAATGGTTATTAAAATATGATCTCGAATATAATTTTTCTAGTACCTATAGGGGAAACTATGAAGAGTTCTGGCATATGGAAATTAACAACGAATTTGGATCCGAAACAGAATTTAAAGATCTCTGGGATCGCTACAGAAAGTTAGAACATCATTACCATGTTATAGACATTATCACAGAATCTGAAAAACTATTCCAAATTATTGATCAATATCAAGGTAACAGAGTATTATGGACCACTAACATCTGGGCCAGTTTACAATTACATTGGGCGATAGAACCAGAACAATTAGAACAGTACTGGTTAAAATTTGAAAGTCAGATACCTGAAGACTTAATTCTCTACGGACAAGACTATATGGCTCGAGATATGCAACAACGAATTAGGGAAGGAGTTGAAATGACATATCCGAGATATTACTCAACTAACAAGTACATTAGAGATGAAAAATAAATATATTAAGAGTTATGCATCGACAGAATTGGAAAAAAGATCCCACTTTTTAATGCATTCTTCAGTAAATAGTTTTCCGTATACATGTATTCTCGTAGAATTTCCTTTAGAATTATCTACGCCGTGAAAAAGAGTGGTGTTGATCAAGTAGGCGTAACCTGGCTGAAAAGTGTATTCCTGATCATCAATAGTCCAAATACAGCTATCGTCAGCATATAACGGAATGTGTAATCTTAGATTATAGTCTGAATCTTTGTGTCGAGCCAGCACAGATCCTGGGGTCATACCGGAAACACACCAATGTTTTGAGTGTATTCCCTCATCGGCTAAATTATCTACTATTTCTCTTATATAACCTTTAAATCCTTCTCTAGGATTTAAGTCGTTACTATCGAGATCGTCTTGCCACTCATCTTTAACATAGGCACGCAATTCATTAGGAATAGGCCCTCGCTTAACAGGATCTCGAAAACAGAGATTGTAATACCATTGATCTGGCATCAAGCGATGCCCAATTTTGCCTTCAGGGTCGTGAAAATCATTGGGAGGTCTAGTATACATATAACTATGTTTCCCCCATACAAATTTATAGTCGCTGTAGTTTTTTTCTAAATCTTCTAGCCAAGCCCTTGCTTTTTTGATATCAATCTTAAACACTGGTTTGACAGTAAATTTTTTAAGCGTATCTGGAATATCAAACGTTTGTTGGATATAAAATTTGTAGTCTTTAATGCCCATAACAATATTTACTTATCATTTTTTATTATAAATAATTTTATGATCAAAAAAATATGCATTATAGGAGGTGGGACTGCCGGTTGGATGTCAGCGGCATATTTTTCAAAAAAAGGTTTTGAAGTAACGCTAATAGAAAGTAAGAATATTCCTTTGATCGGAGTTGGCGAAAGTACTCTTCCTGCAATGACTTCTTTTTGTAGAGAATTAGGCTTAGATGATAATGAATGGATGAACAAAGTACAGTCTGTACATAAGTTAGGAATTTGTCACAAGGGTTGGAAGAAAAATTCTAATATTGACTGGTGGCATTGGTTTGAATATGACAGAACAAAACATGAAGAAAAACATAACTATATTTTAAACGGCGGTCTTCCTAATTCGTTATTTGAATATGCATATCATATTGATGCCATTAAATTTGGTAACGAAGTATGTAAACCAGTAGCAATTTCATATAACTGTAATCACATTGTCGATGATGTTATTGATGTTTTAGTTGACGATGTTGGAATAACCAATATTCATACCAAAGAGCATGGTTTAATTAAATCGGAATTTTATATTGATTGTACAGGATTTGCCAAAGTACTTTCTAAAAAAGTAGGAATCAAATATAAAAAATTTGATCATGTAATTAATGATAGTGCTGTAGCATGTCCGCAAGAATCGTTAGATCACATAAATCGTTTTACTATTACACGTAAAATGAACTGCGGTTGGAATTGGGAAATAGCATTACAACATCGACGAGGGGCCGGATATGTCTACAGCAGTAAATTTATAACTGATGAAGATGCTATTAAAGAATACATCGATATCTATCCCAATACCGATAAATCAAAATTAAGAATACTAAAATTTAATTCAGAATATTCTTTAAATCCAATATATAAAAATTGTGCAGTAATCGGACTTAGTTCAGGATTTTTGGAACCCTTAGAAGCAACATCAATATGGTTGATACAGTATTTTGTTGAAGGTCTCTTTAATATTATTAAAAATCAAAGAAATCCGGAGATATTTAACAGAGCTCAACAAAAAGTAATGAAAGAAATACATTATTTTATATTGTGTCATTATACGCTTTCGGATCATGACGATACTGAATATTGGAAATATTATAAGAATCTTGAAAAAGAATTGAACACCAAAGAGTATGTAAGAATTAAATCGTTAGAAAAAGATTCTGATCCAGAAAAATATAATAAAATTTTTCATCTATACAGCTGGTGGAGTATGAATAAATTTTTAAATTAATCTCCAGCGTTTATAGTTTTCAACATTTATTTTCCATAAACGTTGTGCTGTGTGCATATAATAAAAATTATCATCGACTAAAGTCATTAGTCCTGCACGTTCTGCTCTAGGATTAAAAAATTGATCTATTTTTGAACTCTTTCCGCTATCTTGCATTTTATTGCTTGTTAGATAAAATTCAGCGTTGGGATTAGTTAATAGTATAAAATCAATTTGTTGATTGAGAGTTTCGATAAACTGCCAGCTATCTTTTAACATTCCCCGACCAGTTACATAACCCGGAAGTACCGCGCCCCGAAATAATGCTCTATAAGAATTTAAACCGAGTTCCTCGAATCGATGCACTCCTGCGATAGTAAAAATTTTATTGTTGTCTAATCCTATAAAAAATTTTCCGTACGGCATTTTCATTTGGTCGAGTTTAATAGATTCAAAGGATCCATTGTTATAGTATCCTAATTTTTTACAAGTGTCGCAGAAAATTTTTAATTCTGGCAAATCAGAATTTTCTAGTGTTCTAAATATCAGTTTTCCAAGTTTTTCCATTAGATTGATTCTTTCTGCGTAAAAATTTTATTTTATCGCCTACATCAAAAATGTCTCCAGTATACCAACCATTGATAATGCATTCGCCGTCATCTGCAAAGCTTACATTTTTGTCTATTTTAGTAAAGTAGGGTGTATTATATCCGATCATTATTGGGGGAGGGCATTCTGTCATTCCGTACCAATTCGCAACAATTTTTACACCTTTATCTAAAAACGAATTTATAAAATCATGTGTAATTGGTCCGCTTCCTGTAACCATGTATCGAACGCAGCTCATATCTAAATTTTGGAATCCTTTTGTTTTTTTTAATATGTCTAAATGACGTGGTATAAGAGCAATATAGGTAGGTTGTATTTTTTTAAAATTTTCTATATAATCATAGGGATTAAAAATTGATGTATGAAGATGTGCACCGCTTAATAATGCCGGATAAGAAGTAATTGTATAATGTGCAATAGTATTGCCTGGAAAAACGTCTAAAATTCGATCTTCAGAAGTTAATCCGATTTCTTTAACTGATTTTTCACAGCATTTTTTTATATAATTCCAGGAGTGACTAACAGATTTTGGCTCGTCCGTAGATCCTGATGTAAATAAAGTTAAATTCATTGTAATATTATACTTTCTTTGGCTGTGTTGTCAAC